TACACAATGTTCTTTGTTCCTGCTGCACGTAACGCCATCAAGTCCTCTTCTATCGAGCAGCTTGAGGTTTCTCCTCTGCACAACCAAGCTCTGGTAACATACAAGGGAGGCAATCAGTATCTCTACAGCAACATTGACGAGGATGCAATGTTCGATATCTTGTTCCACAATGTCGAGTCTTTTGGCAAGTGGGTTAACAAGTTCTGCAAAGCTGACGGTGTAGCTGTCTTCCCAATCGCTGCCTGATTTTGTCACTCATCAAACAACACATCTACGACATGCATATTCAACGTGAGCAATTAATGTGTGACATTGATTGTATTATTGAATCAAAATTTGACGCAGTGTTTCCTCATACTGAGGATTATGCTGAGTTACGGGATGAGCTGATCGAATCAGTTTGTAATGCTGTCTTGAAAAACTTTCCTAACTAATCATCATGCCTGAGACTCTCACTCGTTATCAAGAATTCATTGCATCAACGATCGGTGCAGATAGCGTATATCGCACGGATTTGTTCCGCAATGAACTCGAAGGCTACGGTGTCAATAGCATCGAAAACTTCGAAGATGCATACTATGGTTGTTATCCAGATGTGCAAACGTTTGTTGAGGATTTTGTCAATGAGTGCTACTCTGATGTTGTTAACAACCTGCCAACATGGCTGCAAACAGCTATAGATTACGAGCTGATTTGGTACCAGAGTTTGCGACATGATTTCTTTGAAGTTGAGTTTGACGGTGAAGTCTACATCTTCAATCGTCACTTCTAAGTAACACATAGCGGCGCAATCGTCGCACTAAGTAACAGATAGGCGGCATTATTGTCGCCTCTCTTTTGTACCCACATTCATCACATTCACGCATCCCAAGGACGCAGCTATGGCTACTGTTTACGTTCTCCGCTATCGCACCGCATACGATGGCAACGAAATGGTTTCTGTTTATTCTAACCTGCGAGGTGTACTAAATCGCCTTGAGATTAGTGACCTTCACGATAACTTTGACGAAGACGAGAGCATGACCATTGAGTGCATGGAAGTAACATCTGAAGAGACTTCACTCGAACGTCTCAACAACATCCGCCGTCACTACAACAACAAGGAGAACAACTGATGATTTGGAACGAATCAACCATCATCCTCGCCATTGTCGGTATGGTAGGATTGTTTGCGTCTGCTATCACCTGGCAGCGTGCTAACCGAATCACCTCTAAATACTATGGCAAACGTTAAACCTCACGATGATGACTTCTACATTCGCAATGCAATCTATTGTTGGTTGCATTATTTTGATGAAGATCACCAATGGCACTCAAAGTATTCTGAGTTAGCACAACGTGACACCTATCTACCAAAACCACGCGCAGCCAAGCGTAGGAAGACAACTAATGCGCCTACAAAAACAGCCGCTTGATGAGTGGCAATACACAACAACTGACGGTCAGGTGCGATACTTACTTGCACCCGATTTAGAGCACGCCGCATGGGCTGCTGCTGAATTGTCCGGTGGCACGCAGTTCCTTAAAGATGTAAAACTTTGCGATGAGTGGTAACTATTTCCCGAACAACTGGGAGGCATGGTCAGAAATGCCTGAAGACTTTCTAGCTACTCCCACATGGGAAGAGTTTGAAGATTGGAAGCTGCGCGGCTGGGAGATTCCCAGTTCTGTGTGTTGTATTATCCGCGCAACAAACACCAAAGGTAAAGTCAAAGAGTACGTTTACCAAAAAGCACACGCCGCCGAGAAACGTATCCAACAACTTATTGCTGAAGAGGCAGAGTTTACTGTCTGCACTGAGGATGAGTTGCGCCACATTTCACCCATTAAATCACATGAGTCTGATTAATCTTGAACAATTCGAGCAACTTAGCGAGGCATATCCTGAACTCGCTGAGTGCTACGATCTAAACACATTCACACAGCCCAAGGACGCAGAGGAGCCTATTGACCAACCCGCTTAGTTGGCGCAACAATCGCGTCATCTCGGCTACACCCGAGCAGATTGACGAACAAATACAACTTGAGCGCGATGCTATTGCTCAAGGGTTAAAGAAACTACACAAGAACACACGCGATCTCGAAGGCAAAGATTATGCGTCTGCTACTGTGTATGGAACTGCTTCTATTGATACCTTGCTGCCTCTTGTGGTGGCACGTATTGAAGCAACTGTAGAATATGCTATTAAACGTGGTAAGACAGGCGTAGCATTTAAAGAGATACAAAGGTATCTTGCTGATGTTGAGCCACTTGCTGCCGCAGCTATCGCTGTTAAAATTACCTTTGATAAGGTTTTCTCATACAAAGAGAAGAACAACCAAGCCACCAAAGTATGTGAGTCTATTGGACTTGCTGTTGAACAAGAGTGTCAAATGCGACACTACGAAAAACATGCACCCGGTCTACTAAAAACACTCAAAGATAACTACTGGCATCGTTCCATTGGAACACAGCAAAAGCTAGTTGTTATCCGTACCTTGATGAATCGCTATGATGTCAAACAATGGACAACATGGGGAAGCTCTAATCGCATTAAACTTGGAGGTTGGTTACTTGACTGCATCATGCAGAGCAGCGGCTGGTTCACGAAGGACATGCAACAACAAGGACGTAAACGTGTCCAGTATGTTATCCCTACTCCAGAATTCCTTGAGATCAAAGACCAAGTAATGCGTGATGCTGAACTATTCAGCCCACTTGCATGGCCGATGCTTATTGAACCTAACGATTGGGAACATAATAGGCAAGGCGGATACATCCTTAATGAGGTGATGCGTGGTCATGATATGGTTCGGCGGGGAGATCCCACATCTATACAGGGAGATAAACCCCTGGAGTTTCTGAACAAAATCCAGAAGGTAGCTTACCGGCTAAACCCCTTTATTGTAGGGGTAGCGGAAGAGCTAGATAGATTGGAACGAGCTGTTGGTAAGTTTCTCCCTATCATCCATCACGAA